GTATTAACACAAATATCATGCAGACAGGCTACGGCATACAACAGGCAGTAAACGCTGATACAGTTGCTAATATGCAGAATACTAACGCTTTACAGTCACAGCTTGCTAACTGTTGCTGTGAGACAAGAGAAGCTATTCAGGGAGTTAATTACAATTTAGCAACTAACACTTGTGCTTTACAGAACACAATGAACAACAATACAAGAGATATTATTGACAGCCAGCAGGCAGGAACAAGAGCTATTCTTGATTACTTATGTACAAAGGAAAATGCAGATTTGAGAGATAAGGTACAGAAACTTGAGCTTTCTGCTTCACAGGATAGACAGAATGCACTTCTGACTACTGCAATGACAGCACAGACACAGCAGATTGTCAACTCTGTAAATCCTACAGCTATTCCAGCCTATGTTGTTCCTAATCCTAATGCTTATGCTTATGGATGTGGTTGCAATGCAGGATGTGGCTGCTAAAACTGAATAATTGAGTATCTTAATTGAGTTTAACTCGATTATGTCTGCTAAGCAGTATTACTTACAAACACAAAGGGCAGACTATAATGTTTGCCCTTATTTTTATGAAAGAGAGGTAAAACAATGGAAATAACAGGAATTGCATTACAAACAGTTGCCGCCGGAGAAGATGTTGCATTTACAGAAACACCGGTATGCGGTAGCAAATGTATAGTCCACAGACAGGGAAGCGGAATTATAAAGTTAAGAGGTATCACAAATCAGTGTAAGGCTAGATTTTTAGTATCTTATAGTGGAAACATTCAGATACCTACAGGCGGTACAGTTGGAGCTATATCACTTGCTATTGCAGTAGACGGAGAGCCTTTACAGTCAACACGAATGATAGTTACTCCGGCAGCAGTACAAAATTTATTTAACGTTTCAGCGCAGGCATACGTTGATGTGCCTTGTGGTTGTTGCAGTACAGTAGCGGTGCAAAATACATCTACACAGGCTGTTGAGGTGCAGAACAGCAACTTAATCGCAGTAAGGGAGGCTTGATATTATGCATAAATGGGCTAAACAGATTATGGAATGTGTCAAGGCTAAAGTTGACAGCATTGGAATTGACAATTTTGAAGGACAGAACCTTGACGATTTAAAGGACTTTACAGAAATAGCGAAGAACATAGCTTGTTTTGACAAAGATTACAGAATTGTTGAAGCTATGGAAAAGTCAGAAGATAACGAAGACATTATGCGTATGCTTGAACAGTACGAAGATTATCCGGACAGAAGATACTATGACCACTACCGCTATGCAAATGGCAGATTTGCCCCAAAGGGCAAAGGAACATACCGCAGAGGATATGAAGAGCCGCCATATTACCATATGTACCCAGAAGCAGAACATATGAGGGATATGGATAGAGATTATGGCAAGATGTACTATACAGAGCCAATGTCTGAAAGTAATTACGACAGAGCAAAGAGAAACTACACAGAAACTAAGGAAATGCACAAGAATAACACGCCAGAAGATAAGGAACACAAGATGAAGTCGCTTGACAGCTATACTAAGGAACTTGCAAGCGATATTACAGGTATGGTAGCTGATATGTCGGCAGAAGAGAAGAATTTGCTTAGAACAAAGTTAAGCACTCTTGTATCTAAGATATGATTTTAAGGGCTATGAGTAGCAATATTCATAGCCTGTTTTATTCAGAAAGGAGCATACAGATGGTTTTTAGCATTAATGGCACAATGTGGCAAGTGCAATACAAAAATTCAAATTCGGGTGAATTAAAGCGGTCAGACAATGTTTCTGTGCTAGGTGTAACTGATAGAAATACACATACAATTTATCTATCAAATGCCTTGCGTGGATTTATGCAACGCAAAGTGCTGATACACGAAGTATGCCACGCAATCTGTATGTCTTATGATGTGCATTTGCCTATCGAACAAGAAGAAATATTGTGTGATTTTGTAGCAACTTATGGAGATGAAGTATTTGACATTGTTGATATGGTGCTTGGAGCAGTTAGGAGAGTGGGATGATGAGTATAGATGAGTTGTTAAAGATAATTCAAAAGACTAATCCGACTATGACTAAGGAATTGTTGATATATGAGCTTGGTCAATGTCGGTATTCAAGTAAAGCATTAATTTATACAGAAAGTTGCTGTATTGACAATAATATCTAAAAATGCTATTATTTAATAGATGTAAACAATAGATAACTATTATATCATTTTACCTTAATAGAACCATAGTGGAAAGTTGCATTGATACATTTTTGTATAGGTGCAACTTATTTTATTTTGGAGGTTTTGTTATGAGAGTTATAAGGTTAAAAATGTATCAAGAAATGGCTAGATTTAACAATCCATCAGCGCCAAGAGGTGCGGATTGTTATCCTTTGCCGCCGTTCAGCACAGTTAATGGATTTATCCATTCAATGTGTCAATGGAAAAAGTATCATAAATTAGATTATTTCGTTACTGGCAAGGGCGTTTACAATACCAAAACACAGAAAGAATGGCACGGTGGTAAGCGTTTTAACAAAGTTAGTGATGAAATGCTTAAGCGTTGGGATATTATAACAGATTATACAGACGGAAGCCACACCGGATGGGTTAATACGGTTAAATATCATTTGATGTTAGTTGATTTATACACAACTATATACATCAAATCTAATGATAGTGACATAGATGATATATACCATGCTTTACTAAACCCACCGGTATATCCATCATTGGGTGAATATGGTGATTTATGTAAAATTGAAGCGGTAGACATTATAGAGCTTAAGGAACTTAGTGAGCCTGTATCAGCTCCACTTGCTATGCAATCTTATATTCCTGTTAATAAAGGCAATTTTGCAGGAACTATATATAGAATTAATAACAAATATGAAATCGTCAAAGGGCTTAGGCGATTCCAGAAAGTTTCTTGTTACTTAGTGGATAAAGGGCAGGAAGTTATGAGCAATCTTTTTGATGATGATGAGCCAATTATTTTTATAGATTAATTTAAACCCCACGGAATATAATGCAACTTTTTCGCTACCCCCGTGGAGTTCTCTTTTATATTCGTAATTTCGATTTTGACAATTCCCAAAATTTGCTTCAGATTTCGTTTGAATCCTACTTGAAAAATTGAAAAAATTTTCCTACAAAAATATAATGTGAATTTTTCAATACCCCCGTCATATACAATTTTGGAATCCAAAAATCGGTTACACAGAATTTCAATTTTTGCTCCCGATTTCGTTCGGATTTGCCCTGAAAAATTGATGAAAAACTTTAACAGATTAAAGTGCATTATATAAACTTGACCGGCTGCGATTCGTGCTTATTTTGACTTTGTGACTTTGTGATTTGACCTGTACGGTGGTTTTATTACACCGATGTAGACTTAGCCTACAAAGTAAAACAGCCTTAAAACGCCTTTAACAGCGCTGTATAAAATGGGTATAATATGCCCTTGCAAGTTGCGGAAGCTGTCGCCAGTTCTGGAAGATATACCAGAACGCACGCTGCCCCAACTGGGTACACTTGTACACCTAAAAAGGCACAAAAAGCCTTATATATAAGCATAGCATTATTATATTAATTTTTCAAGGTGCACAATAAAAGCATATAAAAATATATGCTTAATGCTTGCGGCTGGAATTGAACCAACCAGAACCAAACAAGCCAAAAAGGGCGCAGATTGTACGCCCTTAACCAAGTTATTAATTGTTAAATTCATAAAATAGACCGCTTTTATTATAACATGTTGTAAGCCTTTTTAAGCCATAAAAAATATCATAGTTACAATCAAAAACAGCCTGCGAACCTGTGTATATAATTACGCTTTGTCCATTATCCCAGAAAGAAAAATCTTCTATTTTTTCGAGTTCTAAGATTTTAGCTGTCTTTTCCCCATAGATAAATATGAATTTTTCTAAATTTCCGCGGATTTCTCCGGCTGTTAAAGTGTCTAATTTTTCGCATATTGTCATATCGCAGACCTCCATATTTTAAAATTTCCCGGTTATCCGGGTAAGAGCAAGCCGGGGAATCGAACCCCGGAAAAGCCGGCCTTGCCTAGTCTGCTAAAATCTGCCGTGCTACGTTGAACACATAAAGTCTGTTGTGGCTGTGGCGTTTAAAATCTCCATTTTCAGCAATCACACGCCCACTATTTGGGTATTTGAGACTTACGACCATTAAATACTTGTTTAGCAGTTCATCCGGGCATTTTAGGCATTCTATAGCGTTTTCGATGGTGCTTTTCTTGCTATTGTAATAAATGCCCTCAATGTGTACGCCTTTTTCCTTTTCCAATCTGTCAAATTCTTTCAACAATTCTGTTTTTGTCATAATATCAACACTCCTATCTAAATACCATACAATATTTATTATGATTGCTATTGTCTGCTACAAATTCAAACAAGATTACTTCATAACCTTTTCTTTCAGTGTATTCCTTGCGTTCTTTGGAATTATATTCCTCCGTAAGACATTCTAAGGTTTCAAAGAAATAATGTTCAATCCCTTCATCTAACACCTTTGCTTCTTCTCGTGTATCATATCCATTACAAATCTTGCTTGCTTCTTCTTTCGTAATATTAAAGTAATCTGTGGTTTTATAAATTGTCATATAATCAACCGTCCTTTCATTGTGCGCCCTGTCTCATCAGTGCAGGTGGGGCAGTTCCTACAGACCGCCGGGCGGCGGTTTCGACTATTTTCCCTTCCTGGTCTACCATCATCAGAGCCACGGCGACCGGTCCGCGGCTGACGCTCCACTCTGGAGCGTTTCGGCTATGCTTTTTTAAACATTTCCCAAGGTGCTATAATTGTACCGCCTTTGCAATCGGCGTATATTATAACCTCGCCATTCTTGATTATTTCGTACTTTTTAAAAGTGCATTCTATCTCATCGCCGTAAATAATCTTGTCACCTATTTTTATTTTTAATCCTCCTTATTCTGTAATCCTTTCAAATATAACTATTGTTTTGCGTGCGCTTTCTCTCTTCTTTTCAGCCATATAACTATGGCGGCGGCTCTTTAATGCCTTTCTTGCTGTCTCTAAGCTATTAACTCCCCAGCCTGCGGATTCTCTTAATAACTCAACATCTTCTTTTGGCAGTTTAATGGCTCTTAAAGTGTCGGAGTTGATAGAGTGATCATCTTTAATTCCCGGATACAAATCTTGGCAAAGTGGAATATATTCATCACTCCCCATATTCTCGCCGATATTCCATACATAGAAACCAAATGGAATCTTTTTAACTATTTTATAAATATCTGTTTTACCTAATGTTTCACTTGTAATTGTGTCATCCTTAACTTCAAATCTCATAACCTTGTACCATTTCGCCGATTGTGATATAATCGGCTTACCTTTCTTTTTTTTGATTGGTGGCGGTTGTGTGTCTTGGTAGAAGTGCAACCGCCTTATTTATTTTGTAGCTTAATAATAACACCTTTTAAGGTGTATGTCAACACCTTTTAAGATGTTTTTAAATTTTGTTTTTAAGTGTTGCAAAACTGCAATATTTTATATATAATAGTAAAAACAAAACAGAAAGGAGCTTGTAAATGATTACATATAAAATAGATGTATTAAAAGAGCTGGCACAGCGTGGCTACACCGCTAACAGAATGAGGAAAGAGAAGATATTAAGTGAAAGCACAATGCAGAATCTAAGAAACAGGAGTGACATTAATACAAAAACTTTAAATACATTATGTATTATATTAAGATGCCAGCCAAACGACATTTTAGAGATAGTACCAACCAACGACGAAAAAATAAAATATTTTTAAATAACACTAAAAAGGGTGTTGACAATGTAACACTATTGGTATATACTTAAGATACATTAAAAGAAAGGACAGCCAAAAGCTGAAAGGTGGAAAGGATGAAAGCAATAAGCATTGACAAGCTCAAGAAAATGAGCTACGAAGATGGAAAAGCATTTTTGTTAAGTGCTGGATATGTAGCACAAGGGAGCGATGAAAGCCCTTGCTACAGTACAGAAGCCGAAAAGATAATAGATGAGCATTTTTATCTTTTTGATGAAGATGATGAGCAGGTTGATTTGATTAATTACACAATTTTGTGTAACCTAAGCGGAGAACCTAACGACGAACAAGAGATTGAAATTGTAAGAGCATATTGGGAAAGAATAGAAGAATAAGAAAGGTTAAAGGTGAAAGCTATGAAGTTAGTAAATGATTTTGACAAAGAGGTTGAATTTGAGAGCTTAGAAGAAGCTAAGGAATATTATTATCCAGAAATGAAAATGACAGAAGAAGATTACACCGGCGACAATTTCGCCGAATATCTTAAGGCGTGGGAAGAGTACAAGAAAGGCATTAAGGAAGCTAAAAGCCTCCAGGAACTGGCGGATGTCTTAAACAGATATTCTAGTGAGTTTGATAATGGCAGTAGCTGGGAAGTAATCGAACAAAAATTTGATTATTTTAACGGTAACGATTGGAAAAAGGTATCTGAAAGCTGGCTTGATGGTGTTAATCTGGACGGCTTGAAAGAAGTATTTGAGGATGCTAATAATCACATTAAATGCGTGTACGAAGATGGTAAAGAAGTGTATTACGAAAATGTATACGGCACTTGGGGATTTCCTACAGTATTCAGATAAACAGAGTATAAAGCAAATAAAAAAGGGGAGCTTAACGTTCCCCTTTTTTCTACGCCGCACGTTACTATTTAAGAAATACAAAAACGTATATTTCAATACATCCAATGTTGTTGTTTAAAAATACAAAATAGTATATTTCAATACATTTTTGTTATTGTTTATGCTTTATATAATAAACAGCTTTTTACATTATGTCAAGCCCAAAAACAAAATTGACTTTATAATATATTTATGCTATATTATTTTAATAATTAAATATATAAGATTTACACCCGATAATATTAATATTGTTATCGGGTTATTTTTATGTTATTAGTATATATAATAATTAATCAGCTGGAGCAGGTCCAGCAGAAAGGGGAATATATGGAGAAAGTACAGGAAGCACCAGAAAGTCAAGAAATTTTCGAAAATGAAATAGATATGTATTTTAAAAGATTCTGTGCAGATGAAAACATCAAGGATATGGCAGCGGCTCCGCAATCCCTTTTTTATGCCGCTTTAATTTATGTATATAATAATACTTTTAAAGGCACTAATAGATTAAAGCTAAAAGGTAAATTACAGGGATATAATAATAATAATTATAATAATCAATATAGTAATATAAATAATAGTAATTGTAATAGTTATAATTATGAGTATCTTAATTATATAGCAGATTATTATATATATATGTGTTATAAGTATAATAAAATATGTACTATATCAGGATATTGTAAATTAACCGGCATAAATGAAACTGTTATATATGATTGGGCTAATGAGAAGAGAGCATCAAAACTAAGTACTTCGGCTTACGATTTGTGGGAAAAATTGTCAAAAGATTATGAATCTAGTGGAGAGGCACGGCTCTGGTCTGGCAAGAATCCAGTCGGGCAACTTGCGGTTATGAATCGCCGCTTTGGTTGGAATCTTCCAGGTGTTAGTAGAGAAAACACCAGTAAAACAGCTCTAACAGCCGCAGAAATACGTCAGCAATTGAGCCAAAACAATACACAATTAGCAGATAAACAGCAGATAAACGCTGTAAACAATTCTGACACAATTTAAACAGCTTAGAAACCGCTTAAATACTGGGTTTATGAGTGTTAAGCATTTAGATAACGCTGATAAATTAAGGTTTATCGGCGTTATAGTATGGATATGGTGTTAATTGTGTTAATTGTTTGAGAATATGGCGTAAAATAGACACAATTACACGGACAAGGGCGGAGGGGGTTTATCTGTCCTCGGAACACGCCCCAACTAAGTCACTCATTTTTCCACGATAAGAAAAAGGCTTTATATATTAATATATATTTATATTATTATTACCCACATAATACACATATTATATAATTATATATAAACAGCACCTAACCATTAATCATATAATTAATACTAATAAATCACTTATATATTTAATTAAAAATAATCCAATTAACATCTATACATTTAAGCTAATTAGGTGTATAATAGACACATATTAATTAATCACAAGATATTCAATAAACACATCAGAGAATCAGCTAGTCGGCTGAATAAATTCCAAAAAATTTTAAAAAACAGAAAAGAGTTAGGAGTTATAAATGCAGGGCAATGAATACCAAAAATTGGCTATGCGTACTAACGATAAAATGGCTCATCATAGATTAAGTACCGAATTAACTGGTAAGCTTCCACTTAGTCCTCTGGCAGAAAGCAATGCTAAGTGTAGCAACATAAATGACATAGCAGGACTTCTTAATGGCGTCTTAGGTTTAACTGGTGAAGCTGGCGAAGTATCAGACCTCGTTAAAAAGGGCATATTCCACGAAAAAGGCATAGACTTAGAGCACCTCAAGAAAGAGTGCGGCGATGTAATGTGGTACGTTGCTATGATTTGCGAAGCTTGCGGATTCAGTCTTGATGATGTAATGCAGACAAACATAGATAAGCTTATAGCACGTTATCCGAATGGCTTTGATTCTTACAGAGCTAATCACAGACAGGCAGGTGATAAATAATGGGTAATCAGGATAAGCACTGTTACCAGTGCAAACATAGACATAAGTTATATTGTGAAAAGCCTTGTAATGCCTGTAATGGCAATCCAAATGTTGTAAAAGGCAAGGATAACTTCACAGAGCTTGAAACAGCAAATAAAAATGCAGTACTCTTTGAAACAAAAGAATAGCATATTGCCCCTTAGCCAAGTGGTCAAGGCACAGGATTTTGATTCCTGTATCGTGGGTTCAAATCCCACAGGGGTAGTTCAAGTGTTTAATTACACTTGTGCCTTTACAGGACTTATTGGTTTACTAGCATTAAGTCCTCCTTTCACCTCATAGCGAGAGCTGTTAAGGACTGTCAGATAGTCCGTGAGGTTTTGCGTATTATAAATACGCAAATAAAATTAAGTTATACCTATAGCGCAGCAGTTATCTGTATGGATAGACAGCGAGCGAAGCTACTTTCTTTAAGCCCAACTGCACGGGTAGAATGACATCCAAGCTTTGCCACGACCTGTTATAGGTGTCATAGCCTATACTGCTATTAAGACTAGCATTGTTTTTCAGTATCAACTATCCACCTTAATCGAAACATTTTCACAATGCTAGTCTTTTAAAACGATATGGAGAAGCGGCAACGATTGGCGGTGTTGCGGCAGACTGTAAATCTGTTCCCAAGTGGTAAACAATAGAGGTTCGATTCCTCTCTTCCCCATTGGCGATGTTGCCAGTACACCCCTAGTGCGTTTATTAGAGAAATGCAGGTGCTAATCAATATACCGGTTAAACTTAGTACAGGGAACTGGATTGAGCCGCTTGCGGCTGACTAAAAAATCCTTGGGTGGTGATAACCAAATAAAAAACCACCGCTTGCCGATATGGGATAAAGGTATTCCAGTAGCTTGCTAAGCTATCCAACAGAAATGTTGTTCGTGTTTGATTCACGATATCGGCGTTTTGAAAGCACTTCTTAGGTCTGCGTGCGTAATGTTGTTTGCAGACTTATCCTAGGTTAAGAGGTGTGAGTAAGTTGATGTGTGGCGGAATGGGTAAACGCTAATAGCAGATAGAATGAGCTAGTGGTTCGAATCTACCATAGCATAACCACAGGGGAATACCTGATTGCTAGGGGCTTGAAAGGACAGGAGTGCTTGTTTATGTGTGGTTCAAATCCACACCACATCAAGTAGTCGGGTAGCTCCCGAATAAGCAAGCGTTGCAGTAATCCTTGCTGAATAATTAAAATGCTTGTGTTGGTTGATTTGCGAACAGGATGGCAGATAGCGTAATGAAGTGCCATAAATACTTTCCAACACAAGAAACTGCACAACGGATAGTAGTTCAGATGGGAGTAACGCTTGATTTATTCAAGTAGTCACAGGTTCAAGCCCTGTCTATCCGATTACAACAAACTAGCTTGACGAAGCGAAAAGCAGACCTGTGAACTGCCTGTTTGTTGTTTTTGTTATTCACAGATTAAGCACAAGTGGAGTGCTGTTATCTTTCACAGGAGGTAATTTATGAATTTTAAAGAATTATTCATTGACAAATCAAAAACACTTATTGTAAATACTGATTTAGCACTTGTTTTAGGAGATTTAAACGAAGCAATAGTGCTTAATCAGTTAAATTACTGGATAGAAATTAATAAAAAAGCTGAAAAGAACCTTGTTGATGGTAAATATTGGGTTTACAACTCATACAGTGATTGGAGAATTAATAATTTTCCATATTGGAGTGAAAAAACGATACAGAGAACATTCACAAGGCTTGAAAGTAAAGGAATTGTTATATCAGCTAATTACAATAAATTAGCTATTGATAAAACAAAGTGGTACACAATAAATACTAAGAAACTACAGGAACTTGTGGATAAATTTAATTCCAATGAGGACAGAATGACAAATCGACAAGACAATATGACAGACCGACAGGACAGAATGACCTGTCGAGAAGGACAAAACGACAGACCATTACCAGAGATTACTACAGAGAATATAAACAGAGATTATAATCCAGAAATTACTAATAAGGACAATACATCAATTAACATTGATGGAGAGGTACATACATCGTTTTCAGAGAAACCGACGGCAAGAGCAGTCGCAAGAGATGAAATGTTGCTTAAAGAAAAAGATATGGTTGATAGGTTTAATAACATCTGTGACGACGATATAGATAATTCAGCTATATGCGATTGTGTTAAAGATGGATTTAAGATGTATATGCAGTTATATGAAATCTATTTCCATAAAGTACACCCAATACTTACAGATAAGACATTAAAGAATGTATGTTTTGTCCTATCAACTATCACAGATACGGAACACGGACATTTCGACGCTGACACTATATACGAAACAGACGATAACGGATTTACAGTTTTACAGAGAATGATTAACGACCATTTTATCAGAGAACATAGAAAAAGCACAAACTACTCAATAACACATTTTGCCAACGCTGAATATCTTGGCAAGCTGGCAAATAGATTTATAGAAATGTAAAGGAGTGATTATTATGGCTATGGGTGTACATCCACTAAACAAAGATAAGTTTTATGAAGCAATTAACCTGTACATATCGGGACAGGCTTCGCAAGTAAAGGCGGCAAAAGTAGCAGGTTGTAGCGTACCGACATTTAAGAAATACGCTAACAAGATTTATGGCGGCGAGGAATTACCAGATAATTTACGGGGGAAGAAGTGATATGTGTGAATTTTGCGAAAATCCTACAAAATGGAATATTGATGATTATAGCTTAGTTCCGAACAGAAACTTATCAGATGGGATTATGCAAGCGGAAGATAACACGTATCAGATTGGTGTGTTTAACAGTTATTTTGATTTTTGGGAAGTTATGGATATCAATTATTGCCCTATCTGCAGTAGAAAGTTGGTGGAAGAATGAAACATCAAAAAGAATGGCACACTTGCGACAGGTGCGGAAAAGAGATAAAGATAAAACAAAGAAACGAGATAAAATTCACTTGGATTACACGATATTCAAGTTTAGAACCAACATTTGAAGATGGTGATATAGGGGCAGAAGTTGAAAATATTCATACATTTAGATTACATAGCCACAAGTATGATTTATGCTTTAAGTGCAGGAGAGATTTTGAGAGGTTTATGAGGAATGAAAACATTGATTGTAGATGATTTAGACATTCCACCAAGCACTATTGCAAGTGCTATTGTCAATAGAGTCCCACTTAATGAAGATAAAAACTGCCACATTGAACATTGGAGTACCAGATGGAGAATTGAAAAGGATGGAAAACGTACTTGTCTGGAAGTTAAGAAATTAAAATAAACAATTACCGACTACAGATTGATTGTAGCCGCTGACCTTAGAGAGTTAAAGGCTGATAAAACATAGAAAAGGAGATGGAACTTATGAAACAGTTATTTGTAAGCGTGCCGATGAAAGGCAGAACAGAGGAAGAAATCAAAGCTAGTATTCAGAAGATGAAAAAAATTGCTGAAATATACGAGGGCGAAGAATTAGAGCTTATCGACAGCTACATTGAGGATAACCCACCTAAAGACAGCAAAGAAGCTGTATGGTATTTAGGTGAAAGCCTTAAGAAGCTGGCACAGGCTGATGTGTTCATAGGAATTGCGGAGAACTATGATTGGAGTGGCTGCTGCATTGAAAGGGAAACAGCAGAAAGATATGGCATTAAAGTATATATGATTCCAGCAAGATATGTAATTGATGATTATAATGCACTTGTGCAGAAATTACATCCGGCTGTCCGTGGCGTATTATTCTAACAAAATTTTACCGGCTAACAAATAGAGTTAGTTGCTACCCTAAAACAGTTATAGGCAGAGGTCTATAAGCACCTTTGCTGAAAAGTGGAGGTGCTTTTCTTGAATTCCGAATTAAATCAACTGATAGATGATTGCGAAAAATACATATCCCAAAATGGAATAGATGAAAATATTATAGAAACCTACTACAACGTGTGCCAGCTTGCCAAGAATGAGGGTGAAATTGACACAATGTTAAAATGTACGGCTAGGACAAAAGAACTCATAGAAAAGGCTTGTATGCGTGATATAGGGCTATCTATGTGGGAGATAGAGAAGTTTGTCTTTAACAATAAAAGTTCCTTTGATTCGCTTGATAAATACTATGATGTATTACTGCTTGAAGCCCAAAGCAAAATAGTAGATAGTGCATTTATGTATCTTGAAAAGAAAAGAGAACCTAAAGAGCGCTTCTATATGCCACGCCGCAAACAATTCTTAAGAATGGGGCTAATAGAAGCTTTGCAGGGTATGATTGATGATAAATACGATATATTGTGCGTATCATTGATACCAGGAGCAGGAAAGACGACTATTGAAAAAATGTTTAATGCTTTAGTAGCTGGCTGGTTTCCTAATGATTTTTGCCTTTTTTACTCCCATTCCGGCGACATTACACGAATGTACTATGATGGCGTATACGATATTGTCACAAATGCTGATGAATATGCGTGGAACGAAATCTTCCCCAATCTTACAGTTACAAGCACTAACGCAAAGTTAGAACAGTTCAACATAGGTAAATATAAGCCATTTCCAAGCGTACAATGTACATCTGTCGGAAGTAAAAATGCTGGTAAAGTTCGTGCAAGTAAATTTTTGCTTGTAGATGATATGATAGGCGGTATTGAAGAAGCACTTAATCCTATGGTACTTGATAAGCTGTGGGATAAATATGCGGTAGATGCTAGACAAAGAAAAATCCAAGATACAGACGGACACAATTGCAAAGAGATACATATTGCTACACGTTGGAGCGTACATGATGTTATCGGAAGAATACAGAATATGTACGCAGGAAACAAAAGAGTTAAGACTATTGCCGTACCAGATGTAGACCCAGTAACAGGCGAGAGTAATTTTGATTATGAGTATAGCGGATTTACGAAAGAGTTTTTTGCTGACCAACAGCTTTTAATGGATGAAATCTCTTACAGGTGTTTATACAAACAAGAGCCTATCGAACGTGAGGGGTTATTATTCCCAGATGATAAAATCCGCAGATACCTTAATCTGCCACACGGAGAACCAGAAATTATTACAGCACAATGCGATACTAAGGGCAAAGGTACGGATTACTTTGTACTACCGGTATTGCAGAAATACGGAGAAGATTATTACTGCATTGATTGCGTATGTGATAACACAGCAGATTACGAAGAACAATACAGAAATGCCGCAGGAGTGCTTGTAAATAATAAAGTGCAAGAATGTGAATTTGAGCGTAATGCTGGCGGTGACAGAGTTGCAATGGAAGTTAATAAGAGAGTTGAGAGTGTAGGCTGGATATGTAACATCACTGACACCCCAACGGAAACAAATAAGGAAGCAAGGATTTTTCAGTGTTCTAACTGGATTTTACAACATATTATTTTCAAGGACCAATCACTTTATAAGCCTAATGAGCCATATGGAGTAATGATGTCACTGTTAAAGCAATATTCAGTATCTGGCAAGAAACAGTTAGATGATGTTCCAGATGTTTTCTCAAACTTTGCACTAAGAATGACACAAGGTAATAGAACAGCTAAAGTTGAAGCTGCTATAAATCCATTTAGGAGGTATTAATCTACTATGACAACTAAGGATTATCTGAATCAAATAAGTTATTACAACAAGATAATTGACAATAAATTGATAGAAATAACACAGTATAAAGAATTATCATACAGCATATCAGCAGTTGTTAACGAAGAAAGAGTTATGTCATCATCAGATCCGGACAAAACAGGATGCGGATATGTCAGACTTGAACAAATGGAAGAAAGCCTTGACAAGCTTATAGATAAATACATTGATGTAAAGAACAAAATAATAGAGCAGATAGAGCAGATAAACAATGAGGACTATTACACAGTATTGTTTTTAAGATATGTCAGAAAATTCACGTTTGAAAAAATTGCAAATGAAACAGACTGGTGCTGGCGACAGGTACACAGAATACACGCTAAAGCACTACAAGCTTTTGAAGATAAATATGGAAGTGAATATTTGTAAAAGATGTCATAGAATGTCACATTGCCAACGTGATATAGTATAGCTGTAAGAAATTACAGAGCTGTTTTTCATAAAATATTACAATCCTTTATCAAAAAGCACCGTTACTTAATTGTAGCGGTGTTTTTTGTTATGCAATGAGGTGGAAATATGAATTTTTATATGAATAAAGATAAATCAATTATGTGTCCGAACTGCCATAAGTTTTTAACCAAGGCAGACAGCAAAGACCCACGAACACATAAATTAGCGTGCAAGCATTGCCACAAATGGGTATGGTATGTGCCTAACGATGATGATAATTTTCAAATTAAAGAAATACCGGACAGCAGAAGTTCAAGCGGTATGACATTTTATTAGGAGCAAGATATGAACACAATGTATTTTCAAGACCTTGTTAGAGGCTGTTATGGTAGAAAAATTGCATACACGAATGTAGATACAATAACTGCTAACAATGTTGTTAAGGTTATTGGAAGTACTATAGGTGTATTTAATTGGAATAAGCCAGTTATCAAGTATCTGTGGCATTACTACAAGGGCGACCAACCAATACTGTACAGGCATAAGCTAACCAATGAAGATATTACAAACAAGATTGTTGAGAATCACGCATATGAAATTGTTCAGTTTAAGGTAGGACAAACATATGGCGAGCCAATCCAGTTTATTAGCCGCAAAGATGATGAAGCTATCAATAAGGCAGTTGATATACTCAATGATTTTATGGCGGATGCCAATAAGCAGGAGAAAGACATTAAAGCTGGGGAGTGGCAGTCGGCAACAGGTACATCATTCAAAGCGGTTCAGCCTAAAAATGGAGATGTACCATTTAGAATTGTGGCACCTACGCCAATGAATACTTATATTGTTTACAATGAAAGTACAGAAGAACCTATGCTTGTTGTACAGGAACTTAAAGACGAGGACGGAAACTGGTATAAAATGGCTTTTTCCGACACTATGTCTTTTAGAATTGTTGACAGCAAAGTAGTTGAAAGAAAACTACATACATATGGCGAAATTCCTATTGTTGAGTTCCCTAATAACCACGAAAGAATATCTGATATTGAGCTTGTCATAGGTATGTTGGACGCTATTAATAATATGCAGTCTAACAGAATGGATAGTATACAGCAGTTTGTTGAGTATTGGGTTAAGTTTGTTAATTGCGAAGTTGACACAGAAACATTTGAAAAAATGAAAATGAACCACGCCCTTACGGTTAAATCTATCAATAAAGACAACAAGTCAGACGTTGAGATTATGACACAGGAGCTTAATCAGACACAATGTCAAGTTGCCAAGGAAGATTTATGGGATAACACATTATCAATATTGGCAATTCCTAACAAACAAGGTAATACCGGCGGAGATACACAGGGGGCAGTTGAATTAAGAAATGGTTGGGACTTTTCTAAAACAAGAGCAAAGCTGAAAGACCCTATTGTTAAATCGTGCGAAAAGCGATTAGCTGTGGCAGTTCTTAATATTCTAAGACTTGCCGGAAAAGATTTAAAGCTGTCAGTTAGAGACTTTGATGTGCAGATAAATCACAGTCCACAGGATAATATGTACACTAAAGCACAGACACTTACAGTGTTGCTTCAAAGTGGCATACATCCACTTATAGCAATTAAGACAGTTGGTTTATGGGGAGATGCAGAAAAGACATTCCTGTTGTCAAAACCATATCTTGATAATATATACAAGACTATTGATGATGTGGAAGAACAAGAAAAGAAAGCACAAGAGATAGTTAATCAACTCAATAATAATCAGCAAAATAAGGCAGTTATCGAATAATCGGTAGCTGCTTTTATTTTATACATTTGCAGCTATGCGGTAAATAGCAGAAGACACAGCAGGAGCGACCTGCGGTAACAAAAGCGTGTGTTTAACGGAGGTAATTATGACAAGAGAAGATGTATTAAAACTTTTTCCAGAAGCAACAGATGAACAGATTACAAATCTTCTTAATCAGAACAATTCAGAAGTTGCAAAGGAAAAAAACAAGGTGAGCCAGTACAAGGCCAAGGCTGATACAGCAGACAGTTTACAGAAACAGCTTGATGAGATACAGGCTGGCAATCTGACGGAACTTGAAAAGGCAAATAAAGCCTTAGATACAGCTAATCAGCAGATAGCCGATTTACAGAAATCTAACGCTATCAGAGACCAGAGGGAAGCAGCTATGACTAATTTTAAGATTACTGCTGAACAGGCAAAGACAGTTGTTAAAGATGATGGAAGCCTTGATTACACCGAACTTGGCAAGATTATGTCCGAGAAAGAAACAGCTGCGGCACAGGCTAAGGAACAGGAGATTGCAAAACATCAGGATATTCCGGGCGGTGGCAGTAATAAAGGCGGTGCAGACAACAAGACAAATGCTGAAAAGATAGCAGAAAGCCTTATATCTAATGCACCTAAGAACAATGACGTTTTATCACATTACATTCAGTAATAACAGGAGGTAAGAAATGGCAAAGGAAATGAATATGCAGTATGAAAAGACTTCATACGCAGGAGATGTTCAGATTTTAAAGAGAGAGCCTAACGAAGCAATCCCATTAACACTTGATTTTGATGGCGTAACAACTACAAACGCACAGGGCAAGAAGATTGTTAAAGCAGGTACTCCAATCGGAGCAAATGGCAAGGCTGACAATACAGCTACAGTAGTGGGTATCTTAAGGTTTGATGTAACAGAGGACAGACCACAGGGCGTACTACTTAAGAAAGCATATCTTAACACAAAGGTAGCAGAAGCACATTCCGGTGTTACATATGACGCAACAGTTAAGACAGCTCTTCCAATGATTGTATTTGAATAATAACAGGAGGTAAACAGATGTTAATCAATGAAGTATTAGACAGTAAGTCTATTGCATTATCAGCAACAGAAAACGCTAGTAATCAGATACCTTATCTTGGTTTACAGTGGTTTCCTGAAAGAAAGAAACAGGGGCTTGATTTAAGCTGGATTAAGACGCATAAAGGACTTCCGGTTTCGCTTGCACCATCTAACTTTGACACAATCCCAACACTTAGAGCTAGAGAGGGATTAAGCAAGGAAAAAACACAGATGGCATTTTTCCGTGAGGGAATGACAGTTGGTGAAGAGGAAATGCTTGAAATTGAGCGTATTCAGTCAGCAGACGACCCTTACCTTGCAAGTGCTTTATCAAGCGTATATGACGATACTAATAATCTTGTAAGTGGTGCAGAAGTTGTACCTGAGCGTATGAGAATGTCACTTCTTTCTACAAATGCAGGCCATCCGGTAATTGCTATTGTAAGTGATGGCGTTCAGTATGCTTACGATTATGACAAGGATGGTTCATACGCAAAAGACCATTACGCAAAGTTATCCGGCACAAGTATGTGGAGCGATACAGCTAATTCAAAGCCACTTACAGACCTTAATAATGCAAGAAAGAAGTTACAGAAACAGGGCAAGATTGCTAGATATGTGCTGATGAACAGCAATACATTTCAGTATTTGCTTGATAATGCACAGATAAGAAACTCAATCCTTGCACAGAACCTTACAGCAACCATTGAGGTTGATGATGATACTGTTGTTTCAGTAGTGCAGAAGAGAACAAAGCTCACTATCGTACTTTACGATAAGATGTACATTGATGATGATGGCAAGGAGCAGTACTTCTACCCAGATAACAAGGTTACACTTCTTCCAGATGGTAGTCTTGGTAATACTTGGTTCGGAACTACACCGGAAGAAAGAACTGCAAGACAGGTAGCTGATGTAGATGTAACAGTATACGGCACGGGTATCACAGTTGCTACAAAGACAGAGTACGGACCACCTATGAAGATGTCAACATTTGCTTCCGAGGTTGTTCTTCCGTCATATGAGAATATGGATAGCACATTCGTATATGAGGTTCATAGCGAAGAGTAGGGGGTGCAACTATGAAATATCCATATATAGTGATTCATAACGGCAAATGGTATAACGCAGGCGAAGAAGTTCCAGAAAATAACAATTCTGGGGCTTCTTTTGATTATAGCAAGACAACCATTAATCGTATGTCTACATCTGATTTACAGGCTTTTGCCACAGAACAAGGTATAGACAACGCAGAAGAACTTACAGGATCAGAGTTAAAGAAACTGTTAATTGAGAAATTAGGGTTATAGGAGCTGAAATTATGGAATACACCACATTAGAGCAAGTTAAAATCAGACTTAAACAATTTCATATTGAGACAGTCACAAATGATGATGATACAACATCTGATGTGGTAGTGTTCGATAACAAAGAAGATAATCCAATAATCGAACAACTCATTAAACAAGCTACAGAAGATGTAAAGGCAAGAAGAAATTACCCCGACAGCTACACAGATGAAATGATAATCGAGGACTTGAAGAAATTTGAGAGTGTTATTGTTAATCTGACTGTCTACGACCATTCACAGGCAGGCGAAGCATTTATGGCAAGCTACAATGAGAATGGTGTCAACAGAACTTGGAGAGATAGAGATAGTTTGTTTGTTGGAGTATTTCCATTTGCTAAAGTATTATAACGCCTATAGGGCATTACAGAATATTAAAGAAGATTGTGCGTTACCATTTTGCTGATGTTGGCAATATGGTAGCAGGCGGCACACATTAAGGGTGGTGGGCGGTGTGCCATTATTAATTATGAAAGGCGGTATATCAATGCCAATAGCAGTAATTATAAGCATTATTTCAGTTGCTTTTTCCGTCTTTTTCGGACTGTTTACGTTGGGATTTAATCTTAAGAACAACAAAAAGTCTGACAATGCAGAACTTACAGAGCGTGTAAAAGAAAATACACGCATAAATATGAAACTTGACACAATATCAAGCAATACAACAGAGATAAAGAATGAAGTTACAGAAATGAGAAAAGAACTTAATTCTCACGATAACAGGATTATTAAGGTTGAGGAAAGTGTAAAGTCGGCACACCACCGAATAGACGGATTGGAAGCACGACTTAATGAAGATAAGGAGGTATAGCAGAATGGATATAACATCGGTAACAACAGTTGTAGCAATCGTTGTAATAACATATCTGATAGGCTTAGGAGCTAAGGCAATTCCACACATTAAGGATAATTACATTCCTATAATTGTAGGCGTTGCAGGCGGTATATTAGGCGTTATAGGTATGTATGTAATACCTGACTTTCCGGCAAATGATATTCTTAATGCAATCGCAGTAGGAATTGTGTCCGGATTATCAAGCACAGGTGTTAATCAGATTTATAAGCAGGTAAAGAACAATGCTTGACATTAATAAGCAGGTTATGAAGTATTCACTTCAAGGACAGACAGTAATTATCTACGAAAGAGACGATGACGGCAATATCCTTTATGAGGGATATACCGACACAGAGGGTAACTTCATTCCTTATCTTGATGATGAGGGGAATAAGATACCCAAAGTTCTTGAAGAGAAAACAGGTTTTTCAGAGCCGGTCGATTTCAAAGCAAACATATCATTCAGCGGCGGAGAAGCACAGACCAAGGAATACGGCTTTGATACAGCCGATTTTGACGCGGTTTTACTAACAGACAAAGGAATGTACCCTTTGAAAAAAGGCGACCTTATCTGGCTTGATAGCAAGCCTACATACACATCTGATGGACTTGTTGATGAAACATCAGCAGACTTCACGATTGTAGGCATTAAGCCAGCATTATATTCAACTAAGTATATGCTTAAAGCAGTTGTGAAGTAGGTGCATCTATGGCAAGACATACAATTAATATATCATTGTCTGAAAAGTCCGTAAATGAAGCTATCAGGCAGCTACAACAGTATAAGAACTGGCTTATCAAAAAGACTTTACAGCTTGTCAAAGAGCTTGCAGAAGTTGGAATACCTGTTATAGATGAAAATATGGCAAAAGCAAGTTATACATATGATGAGAAAGGTGTTCGTAGCGGTTCAGATACAAGCCATCACAGCTATGTTGAGATAAAATCTGTTAGAGAATATGCCGAAGCAAAATTAATTGTAGAGGGCAAAGAACTTATGTTTATAGAGTTCGGAGCTGGTGTATTCTACAATGGAGCGGCTGGAAGTAGTCCACACGACAAAGGTGTTGTTAATGGTATGGTTATAGGCTCATACGGCGAACATCACGGCATACAAAAAGTGTGGGGTTACTATGACGATGACGGAACCTTAGTTCTTACACACGGCGTAGAAGCGCAAATGCCTGTTTATAAGGCTGATATGGAAATCATACAGAAATATGTTGAGGTAGCAAGGAGGGTGTTTAGTTAATGGCAAATGCAAACGATTGGGCGATAGACCTTGAAAATACAGTCACAGCACTTGTCAAGGCTAAAACCCTAACGCAACTAAAGAAAACATATCCAAAGATAGTCATAACCAATGAGGGGGAAAGCAGCGGTCAAGCAGTATTCCCAACAGTATACATTCATTTACTGCCAGCAGTTGAGCAAGGGCAAACACTTGACGGGCAGACGATTAACGCATTGTTAGCGACATTTCAAGTAGATGTTACCACTAACACAAGTAAGTCTGATTGTCGCAAGGTTATGGCAGTAATTACAGACACATTTAAGACAATGAGATTTCAGGGCAATGCAATGCCAGAGTTCTCAATCAGTAATAAAGTACATAAGAGTACCGCACGATTTAGGCGGTTAATCGGAGCAAATGACAGATTATTGTAACAAAGAGCAGAAATGCTCTTATTTTTTTGCAAATTTTTAGGAGGTAAGAAGATATGGCAGATACAGTAGCAGGATTAAGCGCACTGGGAATCACGTTTAGTTATGGTGTTGAAACTACAGCAGGTACTAAACCAACAGCGTTTAAACTTCTTCATAGAATCAATTCTATTGATGAGATTACAGTAACCCCAGAGGCTATAGATGCATCAGCACTTGAAGATTTACAGACAAGAAACATTGCAGGTAGAGATACAGTTACAGATACAGTTGCGGTAACAGTTAATAAGACGGAAGCTACAATCAAAGAGTGGAAAGACCTTATTACAGAATATAAGGCTTTAACTGATGGAAAGAGAATGTGGTTTCAAGAGATTACTCCGGGTATATCAGATGCGGAGTTCTTTGTTGCACAGCCGCCTTCAAAGTTGCCAATTACAGGCAAGGAGCAAAATTCACTTCTTACAATGGCTATCAACCTTATTATTGAGGATATGGTAGGAACAGATACAGCAGTAACCCCAACATCGGGGGAATGATAAGCCAATCGATTGAATCAAAGGCTGTGTCGATTGGTGGCACAAACGCCAAAACAGCCGACTATACATCATATCTTGATGATGTAACGGAATAATTATTTTAAAAGGTAGGTGCGGTGTAAAATCCGCACCTTTCCCTATGTGGTGATAGGGTGGGAAAGGGTAAAAATTATGATGAATATTAATGCGAACGGAAATGAATACAAAGTAGAGTTCTCTTTTGGTGCAGCAGAGTGCAAGGAAATAGTACAGAAAATGTTTTCTGTCGTTAATGGTTCTTATTTACTTGCACAGACAGATAAGAATGTTGCACAGGCTTCTTTTGATGGATTAGCAAATATGACAGCAGATGTGCCAGAAATTTGCATTTTAGCCATTTATGCAGGCTGTATTGACAATAACCCTGTAACTATGGACGAAGCAAAGAAACTCACTAGGGCATATATTACAGAGAAGAGAAAGACAGATAAGAGTTACGGATATAGAACATTGTTTGAAGAAATCAAGAAAGCGATGGAAGATGATGGTTTTTTCGAGTTGAGCGGAATAACAGCGATGTTAGAGGAAATGGCGGACAATGTGGAAGAAGCAACACAGGAACAGAAGAAGCCGACAGTAGTACCACAAGACCACAAGAAAAAGCAGACTTCCACAAAATAATCTGGGAAGAATACTTTGTTTTAGCCAGTTCACTAGGCGTTAGTTATTCAGACTTTCTTAAAATGACACCTAAAAAGCTATGGGCTGTTGTAGAGGGTAAGAAACTTGAAAGACAACGAATGGATTCAGATATATGGCTTGCAGTAGGTAACTACATACTCCCAGCAATCAAGATAGGTGTTAGAAGTGGTGCTTGGGGTAAAGGCGAGCTTGAATACCCAGACAAGCCTATTTATAGAGATATTAACAAAAAAGAGAACAGCAAAGATGAAATACAAAGAAAGAGAGAAGAGTTTGTTTTGAATATGAAAATACGAAAAGCAAACTGGGATTTAACACACCCTAAAAATGATAAGCCGGAGGTATAAGTGTGGAATTAGATTCATTAGAAGTCAAAATTACCGGTACTGCCACTAAAGCTATCAATTCTGTTGATAAACTGATAAATCAGCTTACAAGGCTGTCAACATCACTTGCGACTGTAAATGGCTCATCGCTAAGCGGTCTTGCAAATGGTGTTAGTCAGTTAGGTTCTGCTATGCAGAATATGAACGCAGGAACAGCAGATTTTACAAGACTTGCTAAGAACATCACAAAGATAGGCTCTGTTGATTCGGTTGCACTAACTAACACAGCTACATCACTTCAAGCTGTCACAAAGGCAGTTGCAAGCATATCAGCTATACCGCAAAATGCAACACAAGTCACAGAATTTGCAAAGTCACTTGGTAAGCTAGGCAGTAAGAGTATAGAAAATGCTGTTGTAAACATTCCAAAGCTAGGCAATGCTTTAAATGGCTTAATGACAACGCTATCAAGAGCACCAACAGTAAGTCAGAACGTTATTCAAATGACTAACGCATTGGCTAATCTTGCTAGTCAAGGTAGCAAGGTGGGTACTTCTTCAAACTCACTTCAAAAGTCACTGTATGGCGTGTCTACAAGTGCTAGGACAGCAACTAGAAGCAGTTGGAACTTAGCAAGTGCGATAGGTAAGTTTTATGCCACTTATTTTATGGTAATTCGTGGCAGTAAGAAACTTATAGAAGCAATTAAGTCAACAACAGATTACATTGAAGCATTCAACTATCAAGCGGTAGCGTTTGGCAAGATTGGTTCAGAGTGGGATAAAGATTACGAAAAGTACGGATATGATAACGCAACAGCATATGCAGAGAGCTTCCAAAGCAGAGTAAACGATACTCTCGGAAAGCTGTCTGGTTTAAAAGTTAATGTTCAAGGCGGTTTGCTTGAAGAAAGCGGAGCAAAGAACTTAGGACTTAACATACAAGAAGTAACACAGTACGCTTCGCAGTTAGCTTCTGTTACTAATTCGTTAGGACAGACAGGCGAAGCAACAACGGCTATAACAAAGTCAATGACAATGCTTGCGGGCGATATAAGCTCACTTTTCAATGTGGACTATTCAACAGTAGCACAGAACTTACAAAGCGGTTTAATCGGACAATCGAGGGCATTGTACAAGTATGGTATTGATATTACCAATGCTACATTAGCGACATATGCTTATAACTTAGGCATTTCTAAGTCTGTATCAGAAATGACACAGATGGAAAAACAGCAGTTAAGAGTGTTAGCAATATTAGACCAAAGTAAAGTATCTTGGGGCGATTTAGCCAATAGACGGAAGAAAATTAATGATATAGCTTATCTTCCAAGTGTTGCATAAGAATAGAAATATCTTATGGCAATCGGGCAAAATCGGTGAAGGCTAAAGTTTTCAACTATGCTAATACCGAGATAACTCAATAGATTACGAACAGGCTATTGAGTATCGTAACGAGTAGGAATTGAATAAATATAATATTCCCAAGAGTGTCCGACACTACTGCATATAGGGCAGTATGAGGTGGAAGTGGCTACCACCAAACCAAACGTAAAACGTGGGTGATAATGTACTCTGAACTTATAGGAAACTATAAGAAGTATAGGATAAAGAGCCTATACGATAACAAATTTGACAATCAATTCCCCAAGTAATATGTTACGCCAGTTCAGCAACAATATGAAAGAGGTAGGAATGGTAGCAGGACAGCTATTTATCCCAATTCTTTCAAAGGTTATGCCAGTAGTAAACGGAGTAACTATTGTAATCAAAAGATTATTAATCAATCTTGCTTCTTTAATGGGCGTTAAGATTGACTTTGAAAGCTTCGGACAAAGTGGCTATAAAGACACATCAGATGGCTTAGAAGATATTTCAAACGGTTACCAAGATGTAGCTGATTCAGCTAAGAAAGCTACATTATCCCTTATGGGATTTGATGAAATAAATAAATTACAGGACGATACAAGCTCAAGCAAGGGTTCAAGTGGTGGTGGCGGTGGTAGCACTATTGATTTGACAGACGATATTGCTAAGGCGGCGGCAGAATATGAAGCGGCGTGGAATAAAGCATTTGCCAATATGGAAAATTCGGCAGTTGCTTGGGCTGATAGAATAGAAAAAGCCATAAAAAAGGGTGACTGGTACGGAATAGGTACTTACGCAGGCAAACAAATAAACAAAGGGATAAATGCTTTTCCTTGGAAAAAAACAGGAGAAGCAATTACAGAAGCTATTTGCAATGTTTTGGATTTTGCAGATGGATTTGTTAGTTCTGTTGATTGGGAACAATTAGGAAGAAATATAATAAAGTTTATTGAAGGTATAGATTTAGGAAAAATAACTGTAAAAATTTTGGACCTAGCAATTGACTTAGGAGTATCAGCAATAAAATTAATATGGGGTGCTTACCAGGAGATATACGACAAATGGGGAATTGCAGGAATTTTGGCTTCTTTGGTTATTCCGGGCGGAATTCTTACACTTAAATTTATTACGGAATTTTCAGCAAGCATAGATGATAGTAAATATGTAAAAAAAGCAAAAGATGGCATAGAAAATATAAAAATAGCTGCACAAGAAAAATGGAATGAAATTACAGATTGGTGGAATAATACAGCAATCGTAAATTGGTGGAATAATGATGTTACGCCTTGGTTTACTAAAGCGAAGTGGCAGTCGCTTGGAGATAATACAAAAGATAGCTTGCAAGATAGCTGGACTTCTTTTAATAACTGGTGGAGTAGTACAGGAATATACAACTGGTGGAACAATAGCGTAGCACCTTATTTTACAAAAGCAAAATGGCAATCTCTTGGAGATAATGCAAAGGGCAGCTTAACTGATAGTTGGACTTCGTTCAATAATTGGTGGAGTGGCACAGGTATATATAATTGGTGGAATAATGATGTTACGCCTTGGTTTGCTAAAGATAAATGGAACAACTTGGGTGATAATTTCAAGTCAAGTCTACAAGATAAATGGTCTGATTTTTCTTCTTGGTGGAGCACAACCGGAATTTACAATTGGTGGAATAATCACGTAGCACCTTGCTTTACGGCAGATAGATGGCGTGATATGGCAGATGGAATAAGAGTAGGCATACAAGATAAGTGGAATAATGTAGTTAATTGGTGGGATAGCAAACCATCCCTTAGTGAAATTTCAGTAGCCGTTGAGAACTTTTTCTATAAAGTAAGAGATATGTGGTATAATTTCAAAGATTGGTGGGACAACTTAGGACTTAGCTTTCCACATATAAAAACGCCACATTTCGATATTGATGGCGAATTTAGTCTTGTGCCACCTCAAGTGCCCAAGATAAGTGTTGATTGGTATGCGAATGGCGGCTTTCCAAACAAAGGACAGTTATTCGTTGCTAATGAAGTAGCACCCGAAATGGTTGGTACTATGGACGGAAGAACAGCAGTAGCCAATCAACAAGAAATTACAACAGGTATTGCTAATGCAGTTTATCCAGCAGTATACAATGCGGTTGTAGCGGCTATGTCAGAAGCTAACAACAACGTTAATATAACACTACAAGGTGACGCTGATAAATTGTTTACAATGGTACAGGATAAAGCTAATAACTACACTAATATGACAGGGCAAGCAGCATTCCCTTATTAATTGACAAATAAATAATAAAAGAATATATTTAAAGTACTAAAGATAAGGGGGAATGTATATGTTAAAAAAAGGCTTATATAAAATGCTGGAAGTATTAGGAATAAAGAAAAAACAGCAACCACAAATTCAACGCCCACTAAATCCTAACTTTAAAGGAGTGTACAGAGCGACAGAAAACGGCTTAGTTGAAGTATATTGTCCAAGATGTAGCAGTTGGGACTGCTCTCACACACAGATTACAACAACTGTACCACAGAAAACTAAGACAAGATATACCGTTAATTTGAATCCGTTTAGACCGTTTACGCTGGTTAATAAGAAAGAGAAGATTAAGCAACAGGGCGGAACTTATTCACAACATAGGTTTGTGTGTAACAGATGTGGGCTGATTTTTTGGTAATACATGATTTTAATGGAGCGTATCTTTTCGGTGCGTTCCATTTTTTATTGAAAAAGTGCTTGACTTTTTTGTGCGTACGGTTTATATTAAATGTGCGGACAGAAAAGAGGTGAGTATATGTCCAATAAAAAAGGTAGACCTAAACTCGACAATCCTAAAAATGAAAGAATATATATTCGTGTCACCAAAGAGGAAAAGGAAGAAATAATGAATTTTTCTGATAAAAGCGGATATACAATACTTGATTTGATTAAAAAAGGCATTGAAAAAGTAAAAGGGCAAAAAAAATAAAGTGTTGCACCGCTACCAACGAACACAACACTTTAAAAACACCAATCCGAAAGGAATTGATAAATCTATCATATCAGTTTCTTTCGGAAAATTCAAGATTATTTTCGGAGGAAAAACAAATGAAAGAACAATTAAAAGATGAAATAAATGAAGTGCTAGAAAACATCAAGGATATTTGGATATTACATCAAATATATCGTTTTGCTGTTAATATGTCGAAAGATAATTCAAGTAAATAAGACATTATTGCGTGAGGTATTGTGGGCATATACTCCCACTACGCAATAAGTTCTGTTTTGAGCAAATGATAAATTTGTAGGAGGTAAAATAATGAGTTATAATAATAATCCAACTACAAAAGATGACACTCACAATGAGATTAAGGCACCGATGAACACTAAGAATATTTGCGGCGTAGACTACTATGAGCAGAATGGCGTTGCTTACTTAAGATTGGAAAATGTTGCTAGAGGACTTGGGTTTACCACAACTCAAGTGATTAATGGTAAGGAATATGTAAATATTCGCTGGAACGTTGTAAAACAATATCTTAATGATATTGGCTTTTTGCAGGAAGTTGCAAAAGACGATTTTATCCCAGAAAACATCTTCTACCGCCTAGCAATGAAAGCCAAAAATGAAACAGCAGAGAAATTTCAAGCATTAGTGGCTGATGAGATTATTCCGTCAATTCGCAAGAATGGAATATATGCTACTGATAATGTTATTGATGAAATACTGAATAATCCAGACTTTGGAATAGGATTATTAACAAAGTTAAAACAGGAAAGACAAGCAAGAGTTGAAGCAGAAAGAAAGAACACTATCTTAACACACGTCAATAAAACATATACAATGACGGAGATTGCTAAAGAGCTGAACTTAAATTCTGCTATTCAACTTAACAAGTTGCTTGCTGATAGAAAAATTCAGTACAATGTCAATGGAACTTGGGTTCTTTACTCACCATACAGCAGTATGGGATATGAGGAAATTAAACAAGAAATTCTTGACAGTGGTAAAGTAATCTATCATAGACGAATTACCCAACTTGGAAGAGAATTTATACTGCAATTATTCAATAATGTTGCATAAGTTTTCTTGTGAGATATAATAGCTCAAACAGAAAGAAAATTCAATAGCTGTAAGAAATTTACAGCTATAAAAAATCAGAACAAGTTGGGTAGACCTGTTCTGATTAGCACGTATGAGTGAATGCAAATTAACTCATACCAATAATAACAAATAAATAGCAAAATGACAAGGACATTTCACTTAATTGTGAGGTGTCCTTTTTATGTGCTTAGAAAGTGAGGTTTTACTATGAATTTTATACAATACATAAAGCAAGCGTGGAAAGCTGGCACTAGCGGCGGCACTCCAATAAGCCCAGACAGACTTAATCATATGGAAGATGGGATTAAGAATAATAACGATATGATAAGCGAGCTGAACAACAATACAACAACAACGTACGAAAATGCTATCATAACATACGCACCTGCTTTGGCACTGGTAAATATAATGCCGGCTAAACTAACCAATACTGTAGCAATTAGGAGCTGGACAACAGTCGCAACTCTGCCTAAGGAATATAGACCGAGTAAAACTATAAAATTTCCGGTCACAGTATATAATCCGGCGGGGTTTGTGGCATATGGACAATTGGCACCTAATGGTGCATTACAAATTTATAGTGATACCGAAATTAAGGCAAATCAAGGACAAACATATTACAATTTCACTTATTTTATTTAAGCAATATGTTTATTGAAGATATTGCTGTTTAATTAACTTAATAAATAAAAATTCAAAATGGGTATTGAAATAAAATGTTAGTGGTAGGGACAACTTGAAAATATAAATATATAAAACTAAGGGAACGTATCAGAGATGATATGTTCTTTTTTGTTACCAATTTTTAGGCAGAAAGGGGCGATTGAATGATAAGTGCTGTAATTATCGAGGGAGTAACATTCCCAGTAGCATATAACGGCTACACATACAGTAGAAATAAGATATGGTCTAAAAATACAGGAAGAAACGATTATGGAGAAATGGTAGGCACAATCGTGGCTATTAAGGATAAAGTAGAACTGCAATTACCGCCACTTACAGGCGAACAGGCGTTGTTGCTTGACAATGTGATTAGTGATGAAAATAACCCATTTCCAACAGCACAAGTCCTATTTTTAGGAGGTCAACAAAAGGAAATGACAATATACACAGGAGATGTGACATATCCGTATCTTACAAGAGCAAAGAATGAGGATGGATTAATAGTCGGAGCAAAATTAAGTTTGATTCAAAAATAAGGAGATTAACTATGAAAATAACAGGAAATGAAGTTTTAGCACATTATGAAGCACTTGCAAGTGTAGCACAGCTTAAAATGGGTGGCAGATTAGCAGTTGCCATTATGTCTAACATTAAGATGTTAGAGCCACACTTTAAGGCAGTTGTAGAAACGATAGAAAAGATACGCGAGGAAAATAAAGATAACAACGATAAGATAAAATCAGAACTTGAAGAACTAGGAGAACAAGAAATAGAAGTATCTGAATACACAAAAGTTGATATAAGTGCATTTGATAGTTGTGAAACCATTGAGCCAGCTAACATTATCGCACTTAGCTTTATGATTAACGATTAATCATCAGAAAGGAGCAACCTAATGAAAAACATTAATTGGGGTGCGGATTTCAACTTACTGTATGCAAGATATTACAGCAAATATTCAGTTGACGGAAAAGAATACAATCAGACACTTAATGAGTTTAAGTACAGCAATATAATCAATCCAAACAATAGCATTTCGATAGGTAATACTTGCAGTAGTAGTGTTACCTTTTCTATTTATATGCCAGCAATAAGCCTTGAAAATAAGGAGATTGCCATTTTTGAGGGCGTTAAGGGCGATGGTGGAATTGAGTATGTACAGATAGGTATATTTACTGTAACTAAAGAAGAAAGTAACGGAGAGTACACTAAATACACAGCTTATGACAAGATGTACAAAGCCGAAAAAGGTTATTTTTCTAAATTAACTTATCCTAGTACAGACAAGGCTATTTTAGAGGACATTTGCACAAAATTAGGCATAAAGTTAGCAACTAGCATAACAAACACACATGCAATCATAGATAAGCCGCAAGGCTATACAATGCGTGAAATGATAGGTTATATGGCTATGCTACAAGGTGGAAATGCTGCTATTAATTCTGACGGAAACCTTGAAATTAAATGGTATAAGGATAGTGGCTATGTGCTTGACGGACACCAATACTATCAGCAGGGCGTTACATTTACAACAAGCAAGGATTTTACAATTAAAAAGCTGACTTGCAATAATACGAAGTCCGGTGATAGCAAAACAAGCGAGATAACTGCCGGTGACGGAACGACAGGACTTAGCTTTGCTAATCCATTTATGACACAAGAAATTCTTAATGAAGTCTATAAAAAGATAGGCGGCTTTCAGTTTAGACCGCTTACAGTTAAGTTTTTAGGTGATTGGCGATTAGAGGTAGGCGACATTATAACTGTTAATAAGGGCGGCGTTGATTACAAAGTACCTATAATGCAGATTACGCACGAATGTGACGGTGGTTTAATGGACACAGTTACATCTATCGGACAATCTGACACAGAAAACAGCAATATTGCTAGTGGTCCGATAACAAAGCAAATGGAACGATACTACGCTGATTTAGCCTTAATCAACAAGGCGGTTATCGAAAATGCTTATATGACTAATGCCAATATTGAGAATTTAAAGGCACATCAAGCATATATCGACCAACTAAAAGCCAATAAGATTGAAACTGTCACAGCAGATATTGTTAATTTGACGGCAAATAAAGCTACGATTAATGAAGCTAATATTGCTAAGTTACAAGCAGATTATGCACAGATAGGCGTGTTAAATGCTGATGTAGCAGATATTAAGACCTTAATGTTTGGTTCAGCGACAGGCAAGAGCTTAACAACGGAATTCGCTAATGCAGTTGTAAGTGTTATCGGCAATGCACAGATAAAATCTGCTATGATTGATAGTATAGCCGCAGATAAGATTACAAGTGGGAAGATTTATACAAACCTTGTTGAAATTCTAAGCGAAAGCGGAAATCTTGATATAGCTGACAATACGATACAGATAAAAGATGATAACAAGGTTGCAAGAGTTCAAATAGGTAAAGACGCTAATTCGGACTACAATATGTATGTCTGGGATAAAGCTGGCAATCTTATGTTTGATGCCTTAGGACTTACTGAAAAAGGTGTTACGAGGAAAGTTGTTCGTGATGATGTTGTTCAAGATAATGCTAATATCAATGCAAGCAAGCTGGATATTGAAACACTATTTAATGTTATCAATAACGATAACACCCATACACTTAAGAGCAATAAAATTTATCTGGACAACGAGGGACAGACACTTAATGTCATTATGCAAGCTATAACAAGTGGTGCTGGCAAAGATTATACTCAATGGGGCGGTATGATGAAAGTTGCTAGTGATTTTATCACTAACAAGTTGTGGTGGACTGAAAATGTTGACAACGAAAGCATTAAGACTAAGTTTTCTACTGTTAATCAGAAACTAGATATCTACGAAATCACGTTATCCGACTTATACCAACAAACGAATGATAATTTTATGGTGTATACAGTTACAGAAACACCTAACAAAGATAATTACCCAGCTATTGATTGGTTCATACCTATTTATCCGTCAGATGATTTATTTCCAAGCGATAATCTTACTTGGACTTATAGCAATGATGAATACGCAAAATATCACGGGGCAATAGCATACAACGAAACAGCTCAAAAAACTTGGCGTTGGGTTAAAGATGATAAAGGTAATTGGGGTTGGAAAGAGGTATCTAACACACAATTAGCCTATATGCTTAATCAGAACGCTAGTCTTAAGATTAATCTTAATAGCATATCAACAGAATTAACACAGACAAAGAAAAATCTGACAGATAATTATAGTACAACAACTACTATGATTAACAAAATTACGCAGGAAATTAATGATAATGGTTCAAGTATTAGTTTGGCACTTAGTGGAACTTACGCTAAGTCAAGCGATTTAGAAAGTTATGCAACTAAAACAAGCCTTGATTTATATATCAAAAAAGACCCTAAAACAGGCGAGCTTAAGAGTGCTATCGAAGCTATTGCAGATACAATAAATATTACTGCAAGGGGTGGGCTTAATTTAAGTGGCAACAGGTTTACATTAAACAGCACGAACACCAGCATTACAGCAGACGGAACTATAACTTGTAGCAATCTGATTGCCAACAGCGGAAACGTTGGCGGCTGGAAAGTGTCTAAAGATTCAATAAGTACAATATTTAAGCAGAATAATGACTTATTCAGAATTGCATTACAAATACCTGGTGATATTACACCATATGTTTTTTCGGTTTTTCACGGAACTGAAGATGAGGGATACAGCAAAAGTCCTAATTTTTATATAAGTCAAACTGGTAAACTATATGCAACTAACGCACAAATTACAGGAAGCGGCTATTTTTCGTCTGGCACGATTGGAGGCTGGGACATCAGCAAGTCTTCTATCTATAAAGATTACGGCAAATATAGAACTTATATACAGGCACCCGCTAATTCCGAAGCTTGGACATTCTCTTGCCAAGAAGAAAGAGATGGGGCATATTATAGTAATTGGTACGTTCGTGCGGATGGATATATGTATGCTTCTAAAGGTCAAATTGGCAATTTCTCAATTGATAATGGTATATTGTCGACATATCAAAATAATGGAATTAAAGGAATGTCGATAGACCAAAATTACATTAAATTCTATTCTTGGGTCGACGATTACGAAAATTATGTAGGTTCGATAACTACAACAAGATACTATACTAGCAATAATGAAGTAAGAAGAGCTTTAGCGCTCAATGCAGATTATGGAGATGTTGTCGGAATAAATTGCACTAAGAATAAAACAGAAAATACGGAATACGAATTCATTATAAGAATAAACGACGATTTAAACAAATCATTAGAGTTTTTTTCGCCCAATATTTCGATGAATGGCGGTTACCAAGACAATATTAAAAAACCAACGACACTTACAGTATATTGCTATAATCCAAATTCGGGAAAAGACACACAAAATGTCAGAATTACAAATACAGAGGACAGACACTACGAGAACTGTGAACTGTCAGTATATGGAAGTACATACATAGGATATGATTTGCGATGTTTCGGGTCAATTTATGGAACAATCGCTTCTGATTCAGACGAGAACGTAAAAAAAGATGTTCATTTATTGAATTCAGAAGACTCTTCTGAATTTATATACAGTTTAAAACCTTGTGAGTTTAAGATGATCAATGGTACTTCTGACCGCTATCATCATGGATTCATAGCACAACAGGTTAAAGAAACCATGAAAGATGACTGGGGATTATTTATCGATAAAAAGATTAATAATGATAACTACGAAACACAAGTCTCAGACGAAAACGGAAATACAACTAAAGAGCTAACAGCAAGATACGCATTACGCTATGATGAATTAATAGCGGATATAGTTGCGACTGTACAATCGCAGAATATGCGTATTAAAAAATTGGAAAAGCAATTAAGCAATTAAGGACATCTTCGGGTGTCCTTTTTTAATGCGAATTAGGAGGTAAAACACAATGTTAGACATCAACTCATCAATTCAGAAGAACGGAACATTATCTGTTCAAAATTCAGACGGAACACTTAAACAGGTGGCTTATCTTTCAGCTACAATCAGCGAAAGCGGCACAGTTAGTATGTCAGCCAGTTTCAATGATTTTGCGGCATACTTAGCAAATGATACAGCACTAGACAGCGAGCTTAAGAGCTTCCTTGATGGCGTTAAAAACACTTACAAGGCAACATACAGCACAGAAGATAACACAATTAGTTCAGATGCAGTAGATATAACAGGAACAACAGAAAGTGAGGTATTTTAGTATGATTAAGTGTGGAGATTTTTCAGCGTGGAATGGTGTAGTTGACTGGAACAGAGTTAAGGCGGCAGGACTTACTCACGCTATCCTTAAGGTTATCAGACGTGACTTTGACCCAGATAAGCAGTTTGAAAACAACTGGAAAGGCTGTCAATTAGCAGGTGTGCATATCTGCGGTGTATACAACTATGTTTACACACCAACAGTAGAAGAAGCTATTGCAGCGGCTAACAGAGTGCTTGAAGTGCTTGACGGACGTAAGGTGACAGTTTGGATGGATATAGAAGATACTTGTATGCAGAATTTAGGGTCAGACCTTATCGACATAATCAAGGCATATAAGCACACAATAGAGGAAGCTGGCTATGAGTTTGGTATCTATACAGGTATGGCGTGGTATGGCAGTTACATTGCCCCATATGCAGACGAAGAAATTCTTAACTGCGATTACTGGATAGCAAGGTACTATCTTGGATATGATGAAATGACACTTGATACAGACCCTAACGAAGATAAGAAGCCTAGTGTTGCTAGAAACCTTGTAGGCTGGCAGTATACATCAAGCGGTGTTGTAGATGGAGTAGACGGAGTTTGCGACTTGTCTGTATTCTATGGCTTTCATAATGATGAAGATAACACAGAGGATAACAGCGAAGAAGATAACACAGAGGATAGCACAGATGAACACGTATATGCTACATATGCCGCTTATACAGACCGTTGGTGGGGTGAAGTAGAGGACAGAGAAGATTGGGCTGGTGCAGGCGACAATAAAGCTATCACAGCACTTATTATCAAGGTTAGCAGAGGTTCAGTTAAGTACAGAGTTCACTTAAAGGGCGGTGATTGGCTTCCTTATGTTACTGGCTTTAATTATGACGATTACGATAATGGCTATGCAGGTGACAAGAAGCACGAGATTGACGCAATAGAAATCATTTACTATACGCCAGAGGGTGAGCCTTGGAAGTATGCAAAGTATATGGTATCTGTATTCAATAACCGCAACTTCTATCCAGAACAGATAGACAATGAAACATCAAATGGAATGGACGGATATGCAGGCGTTATGGGTAATGCAATCGACAAGTTCCAGTTGCGTATTGAATAAGTTGCTTAATGTAATTTAGCGTACTTTATAGTATAATAAATTATAATTGCAAAGAAAGGACGGATAAAATGCTAAAAGATACAATAGAACAAAATAACTATATGGAGTTGATAGATACAGTTAATGTATCCGAACGAAACAAAGAAATTGTAAAAAAAATACATAGCTGGAATTAAAATGAAAGCTCTAAGCGAAGAATATAATGTATCATACGAAAGAATTAGAGCAATAATCTATAATTATATATGGCATTGTTCTCACTATAAAAAACGCATAAATAAAAAGTAAACAATTTAATTTGTCGAAAATTGTCAAAATAACACGACCGAAAGTATTTGAAATATACTAACGATAAATGTATAATAAACTCGTCTTTGAGAAAAGACCCTTAAACATTTTCAAGTTCTGGCAGGCGATATTGTTTGATTGGCGTTGGCAATATCGCCGCTACACTTGACACTATAGAACGTGTGTTCTATAATAATCGTATCGCTATCAAACGTGCAAGGGCAAGAGAGGGGAGTGCGGGTTTATGAGTAATGAGGAATACAGGCAAAAGATAACAAAAATGATTAATAAAATAGAAGATAACTGGATATTAGAGCAAATATTTAAGTTTATATGCAATATGACGAAAGAGAGGGCGTAAACCCTCTCTTTCTTACTTTTCGTCTAGCAATTTCTTTGCGATACTTTCCAAGCATTCCCAATCTTTAGGTTCAAGCCTTGCCAATGCACTAACAAGCTTCTTTTCAAAGCTGTCATCGTTTAATTCCATAACTTCATTAACAAAAGCACCAATCTCTTGTTCTCTTGTACGAGATTTAAACATTTTTCCGTTTCCGGTTCGCAGCCATTCTTCATTTACATTAAGAATAGAACATAAAACTTTAATTGATTGTTCTGAAAGATTTCTATTGCCATTTTCAACTAACGAAATGTAGTTTTTGGTAAGCCCTAGCTTTTCAGCAAATACATCTTGCGACATTTTTAATTCTTTTCGCAAGGCTTTTATTCGCTCGTTCACACTTCTCACCTCCCTGCATATATACAATAACATTAAAGTCACACAATGTCAAACTTTTTTACTAAAATATGTTGACAGGTATTACTGGGTATGATATTATAATCACACAAAGTCAAATAGAAAGGAGATGAAAAAAATTGAAAAAACCACGGAAATCCAACCTTTAATATCGGCTTTACTTGATGTTTTTAATGCGACATCAGCTTGCGTTTTGGAACTTTCAGCAATCTCTTTAGCGGAATCAGCTTGAGATTTAGCGGATTGAGCCATATCGTGAAGTTCTTTGCTTGTCTTTTCAAGATAAGCAGATTGACTTTCTAAAAGCTCATATGGAGATTTGCCTTTTTCATAATTAGGCATTTCCATATTTGGAACTGTTGGTTTGATAAACATATCATTTAAATTTGGATAATTTGGAACATATTGCATAGTAGTACCCCTTTGTTTTTTAAAACACATTATATCACAGAAAGGAAGTGAATTAAATGAGCGAAAAGGAAAAGGAAATCATCAAGAAGCTATCCGATACAATACCAAAACTTGATGATAGCAAGAAAAATTACATTCTTGGTGTCGCCGAGGGAATGGCAATGGTAAGAGAATCAGAGAAAGCCGATAGAAAGGAGCAAACTAATGAATGAAGTCAAGACGATAGAGCTTAGAACACCTATTGAAGTTGCCCTTGATATTGATAGTGAGGGGATGACAACAGCAAGAAAACTGTACAACTTCTTAGGATTAGCACAAGGGCAGTTTTCAAGGTGGGCGAAAAGCAATATTACAGATAATGAATTTGCCACAGAAAATGAGGATTATTGGCGGTTCGACATAGATGTCGAGACACCGACAGGTGGCATAGTAAAGAGAGATGATTATAAGCTCACAGCTCATTTCGCCAAGAAGTTATCTGTTAAAGGTAATTCAGAAAAGGCAGAAGAAGCAAGGGAATACTTCACAACAGTAGAAGAAAGAGTTAAGCAGAAAGCTATTGATGTATCACAGCTTTCACCACAGCTTAGACTTATGAATATGCTTGTTGAAAGTATGAACAAGGCAGAGATAGAGCAGAAGAAACAGGCAGAACAGATAGCCAAGGTTGAAACAACTGTTAACAATATGAAAGAGATTTTTACAGAGCCTATCGGCGATTGGAAGAATGATATTAATGCCAAAGTGAGAGAAATATCTATCAAAAGTGGCATTGATTATCAGGCACTTTATAATCAACTTTACGGCGAGTTGGAAATGACCGCACATTGTAGTCTTAAAAGATTGCAGGATAACAAGGTGGCAAGAATGGAAAAGGCAGGTAATACCAAGACGGCTATAAAAGCGGCAACAACCAAGATTGCTGTTATTTATGATAAGCCACAGCTTAAGGCAATATTTGAGAATATTGTTAAGAGATATGCTATGAAATATTGTGCATAAGGAGATTGCATATGGACAGAATAGACGAGTTTAATATATTACAGGGTTTTAAGTTTCTTGAAGCATATGAACAGATTGCTGTTTCTGATGATGGTTCAATGGCAGATGTGATTGCTATGAAATTCTACAATGACAAGAATGTTGCTATTGAAATAACATTTATTGACGGAGAATGGCAGGTAGGTGAGCCATATGCTATTGATAATGAATTTAATTCAATTAATAAAGTTGAGAAAAAGAGAAATTCCTTGCTTGCAGAACTGAATGAGAACTTAAAGAAACTGACAAGCAAGGAAGATAAAGAGTATCAGGGTGAAGTTGGCAAATCAGCTTTTAATCTTGATTGAGCCAGTTATGGTAATGTTCCAGCATTTCCATAACACCAATTTCAACCCACGCACGTCTAATGAATTCGTGCTTTTCACCCTCATCAGCAAAGTTATTGCTATTAGCGCTTTTCATAACTTTTTGATGAATAGAAGAGTGAATGTTAGCACCATTTTCATTGACGAACTTTTTAAAATCGTTGAAGTCTTTCAAGGTTTCACCTCTTTCCTATAAAAAGATAAGAGGATTATATCACAATTTTTAAAATAAGGAGAAGTTTATGGAAAAGGAAGTACAAGCAACACCACAATATAGCATATCAATAGAGGGACTGATAGCAGAAAGAAACAAGTTAGAAGTCTCTATTGCGGCATACAAGAAAGCAAAGAGAGACAGCAAGATAGCTGAATGTTTATGGATTTTATCAGCAATATTATTTATTGTGTCAATGATATTTCAGCTTATTAATTAGAAAGGAATTTTAGCAGATTGATATTTATTATTTCTGAAAAAGGCGAAAGAGAGCAGATTAATGAGGTAGAAAAACTTGAAATCCTGGCACATATTGGCAGAAGAACAAGTTACCTCTTAGGAAGAAATAAGCATTGTGAACTCTTAAGAAGAGTAGTTGTAAAAGATATTTTAGGGCAGTTAAAGCACGAATACGGGTGTGGTTTGAGTGAACTGAAAAAGAAGTACATAGCAGACACTCACGATTATATCGACTGCTACGAACTGCCTACAATAATGAAAGAGAGATATAAGTTATGATACAGGGATTTATGCTAGGAACGATATTCGGGATGTTTTTAGAACTGGCTTGTATCGTTCTGACAATGGCAAGGGCAAAGAGAAAAGAAAGGATTGAACAATATGAAACAGGTAAACGAGAAAGTAATAACAGTACAGGATTGCATTGATATGTACGAGAAGAAAGATATGGTGACAGTTATAGACGGTGGCAAAGTTGTAGGGTTTGTTGAGAAAGGAGTAACAAATGATAAATAATAACAGGACTTATATATTAGGAAAGGTTGTTAAAAAGCCAACCTTTTCGCACGAGATATGTGGTGAGGGATTTTACCTCTTTTATATAGAGGTTTTAAGAAAGAGTGGAAGTACAGATACGCTTCCAGTAATCGTATCGGAAAGATTAATAAGCATTAATAGGCTTGATGTAGACAGAACTGTAGTAATTGACGGACAGATAAGGTCATACAACAAGCATACAGATAATGAGGAACATAGTCATCTAATACTTAGTGTATTCGCCAAGGAAATAGATGTGCTAGAAGATGTTGAAATTAATCCGGATGTAGATAATGCAGTTGAGATTGTAGGTCGCTTATGCAAGCCGCCTATATATAGAAAGACACCACTTGGAAGAGAAATCGCTGATATTCTTGTCGCAGTAAACAGACCATATGGAAAGTCTGATTACATACCTTGCATTGTTTGGGGCAGAACAGCTAAGTTTGTCGGTCACTTGCCAGTAGGAACACATATAGAAATGACAGGTAGGTTTCAGTCAAGACTTTATGTAAAAAAGATAAGCGAAGATGAAGTTGAAAACAGAGTAGCTTACGAGGTATCAGTAGGCAGAGTTGAGATTATAGAGGAAGAGGAGAATGCTGATGAATAGTGATATTACTGTTTCGGAATTAGCTAGTATGGCAGCAGATAATGAAAAGCGTTGTCAGGTATGGCATCCAGTTCAGGGTGTTATATTTGACGGCACATTTGATGAACTTGACAGACGGCATTATCTTGCGGATAAGACAGTTGATAACTTCTCAATAGAAGATGATGTGTTCATTATGAATATATAAATAAGGAAAGGATATGTTTATGGAAAGAACAGTTTTAAAAAAGGTAGTTCTTGAAAACTTTATGTGCTATGCACACGCAGAGTTTGATTTTTATGCCATTACAAAGATTACGGCTAAGAATGGCAAGGGTAAGTCGACTATTGCCACAGCTTATCTGTGGTGCTTGTTTAACTGTGATTATGAATTAAAGGACAATCCGGTTGTAAGACGAGAGGCTGACGGAAAGTCAGTTGATGATATGGACACAAGCGTTGAACTTACACTTGATGTTGACGGAAAAGAAATAACTATGAAGAAAGTGCAGAAGCGTACTTACAGTAAGGATGGCGGTTCATACAAAGACGATAACAAGTATTTTATCAATGATGTGCCTAAGACATTAAAGGATTTCAACACATATCTTGATGTGGATATGAGTGTATTTAAGATGTGCAGCAATGTAAATGCTTTTCTTAATCAGAAACCGGCAGAAATGAGAGAATACTTATTTGGTTTAGTAGGAGATGTTACAGACATTGATATAGCTTCACAGAAAGCCGAATTAGCCGAGTTAGTTCCTTTACTTAATAAGTATACAGTTGAAGAATTATCCGCTATGAATAAGGCTACAAAGACCAAGATTACAAAGGATTTGCCTATTCTTGACGGACAGATTAAGGAAAAGGAAAGAGATATACAGCTTAAACAGGCTATTGAAGTATCAGACCTTGAATTGCAGAAGAACAGCATTAAAGAACAGATTGCTGATTGTGTGGCAAAGCAGACCGACAATGACAAGCTGATAGCTGAATATGACAAGGCTAGTTCGGATATTCTTAATCTCAAATTTGAGCTTAGTGATATGAGCCGTAAAGCTAATGAAGAAAATATCAAGGCTAGGAGAAAACTTGAATCACAGATTAGTAACCTTAATTATGTGATTGAGGATAGCAAGAAGTCAATCAGCAACGCAGAAGATGTTGTTAGTTTTGATAAGGACAAGATAGCTGAATATCAGAAAACACTTGATGATAGCAGAACCGAATGGAAAGCTGAAAAAGAGCGTGTATTTGACGAGAATAATCTTATTTGCCCTTATTGTAAACAGGAATACCCAGAGGAAAAGAAAGAGAAACTAAAGGCAGATTTTAAGGCACATAAAGAAACTGAACTTAGCAGAATTACCGATAAGGGCAACACAGCTAAGAAAATGCTTGATGAAATCAAAGGATTGTTAGTTGAAGCTGAACAGGAATTGGCTGACAGAAAGCAGAAGTTAGAAAAGCATTTAGTTGATTTAGCAGACCTTGAAAAGCAGTTAGCAGAACTTCCACAGGAAATTGATGTATCAGCTACAGAAGAATACAAGGCACTTGAACAGCAGATAGCTGAAAAGGAACAGGCTATGCACAAGGCTAATGATATTTCGGCAGTTAAGGCAGAATTAAAAGCACAGGAAACAGCTTTAAGGCAGCAGTTAGCAGAATGTGAAAGCCAGATTGCAAAGTCTGATACGGCAGCAGATGAACAGCGACTTGAAGAATTAAAGCAGACAAGGATTGATTCTGAACAGAATAAAGCTAATGCCGAGAAGATTCTTGATTTACTTGATGAACTGGATAAGGCAAAGAACGAAGCCTTAACAGAAGCAGTAAACAGCCATTTTGGGTTAGTTAAGTGGCAGTTGTTTACTTATACAAAGTCTGGTGGTTACAAGATCTGTTGCATACCTACTGTTGACGGAAAGAGCATTTTAACAACTATGTCTAACAAGGGCAACAGGATTTTAGGTAGAGTTGATATTTGCAATTCTATTCAGAAGATTAGCAGTATATCAGTACCTATTGCTTTAGATGATTCTGAAAGCCTTAGTACAGATAATCAGAAGAAAGTTGCTGAAATGGTGGATAGTCAGTTGATCATGCTGATTGTTAATGATAGCGAGAAATTAGAGATTGCGGAGGGATAATATGAAGTGTGAAGACGTATATGTACTTACAGTAAGCGAAGAAGAAGCAGAAGTTATCAAGCGGTTTGTATCGGCAATAGAGAGAATTTCTATCAGCATAGATAATGATGATGTCTGGGATATCATGGAAACTATCACAAACAAACGGACTCCTGGTAATGTAGCAGGCATAAAAATTATATATGAAGAAAGCGAGGAATAATTATGGCAGAGAATACAGCAGTTGCGGAAAAGAAAGCATTTACCACCTCATTAAGTGAGTGGAGTAATACAATGACAGGACTTATTATCAACGATTATAAGGCTGTTGGAATGGATATGGACGATTATGCAAAAGAGTGTGCTATGGAAGCTATGACAAGCATATTTAATCTTGTTAAGAATGACCCTAAGATTAATATGGGAAATCTTGATACAAGTAATTTGAGAGGCATTGTCAAGCGTTGTGCAAGCCTTAAATTAAATGCTAGTGCATATCCAAGAGAATGTTACTTCCAATTAAGGAGTGTAAAAGTAGGAACTGACCCACAGACAAACAAGGATATATGGCAGAAACAGGTTGAAATGGGAATCGAGGGTACAGGTTATGATTCTTTGCTTGCCAACTATGGAAAAGATGTTAAACAGGTATATCCGTATTGGGTAATTAAAGAGGGTGACAAGTACATACCGCCTAAGCATAAAGGACTTACAGTTACAGAGCCGGAATGGGAAGAAAACGGATTATCTGATAAGGCGGTAAGAGTTGTATATCCTGTTAAGTTGTTAGACGGAACAGTAACATATCTTTCTGCTGATAGAGACAGCGTTAAGGTAAATCTTTTAGCTCATGTTAAGCAAAACATAATGAATGAGACTTTTGGTATTTGTGAGGATAGATACCACGCAACACCAAAGCAGAAAGCAGAAATTAAGGCTAAGAAAGACGAGATACTTAATGCCTTAAGAGCGTGCAAGACAGTAGATGAAATGCTCGAATGTGAGCTTGCAAGACCCTTTATAAGCGGTGCTTGGCTTGATACTCCGGAGAGCATGATACAGAGAAAAATGTGTAACAATGCAACAAGGAAATACCCTAAGAATTATGACCCAATGGCACGACAGGCACAGGTTGAAATGGACGAGGCATATCAAGTTGCACAGGCTGAAATTGCCGAAAATGCTAATACTGTTGAGTTTATAGAAGATAAGGCAGATGTAGTTGACACCACGGCAACAGAAGCAACCGAAGAACAGGTGGAAGATAGCACATTGAACTGCTAAAGAAAGAAGTAAAACATTTCCAGGAATTGCAAAGGCTATGGCTGAACAATGGGGTAAGGAGTTGAGCGAATGACATTGAAATGTATCGGTTCAGGAAGTAGTGGAAACTGCTACACCTTAACTTCCAACAGTGGAGAAACACTTATCCTTGATTGCGGAATACCAACTAAGGAGATTAAAAAAGGCTTAGATTGGAACATTAAAGATATTGTGGGTGTGTTATGCACCCATAAACACCTTGACCACAGCAAGTCAGTAAAAGATTTTGAAATTATGGGTATTCCTGTATGCAAACCATACGAAGCCTTGCTTATGAACCAGTTTCTAGCAAATTCTTATTTTACTGTAAGAGCGTTTGACCTAACAACGATAGACGGAAGTTGGACACACACCAATGCAGACGGAACACCTTGCCCGATATACGGCTTTCTGATTACTCACAAGGAAATGGGGAGAATGCTTTACATTACCGATTGTGAGGTTGTCAAGTGGAAGTTTAAAGACATAAATCATATCCTTTTAGGTGTGAATTATGACAAGGATTTAATCGACAGGGATAACATAGGCAAAACTAATCACGTTTTCAGAGGTCACTTATCCATTGACACGGCTTGCGATTTTGTTAAAGCAAATTATTCAGATAGCTTGCAAAATGTCATAGTGTGCCATTTATCGGCAGAAAATTCTGATAGACATAGTTTTATTGAGAAAATGAAAAAAGTTGCTTGTGGGGCAAATGTGGATGTTGCAGAGCGTAACAAGGAATGGGTTTTAAGGAAAGGAGATGAACCACCATTTTAAGCGATTGGAATGACATAAAAGAGCTGATGGATTGTTTTCCCAACAGCGTTATTAACCATAACGGAGAGCTTATAGCACATATCAAAAGTAACACATATCTTATTTTAAGAGATTGCAATAGCAAGGAAGATATTAAATGTAAGGTTTTAGAGTGGTTTTCAAGACCTGCTTACAAAACAGAGCCGTACAGCACAAAGCGAAATAATGATGAGTTTCACAGCTTCATCCTTGCAGGAGTAAATGATTACCTCGACACAGATTTTTCGGAAAAAGACATGGAGAAAATTTATACATATTTAGGCAATGCTTGCGACCACGAAAAGACACTGAAATTTATTGAAAGTGGGTATGATATGTCAGTTTTGAAAGATTAAAAAATCCTAATGAGTGCCCGCTTTAGAAAGGAGATTATATGGCTAAATACAGAGATATTTTAGGAAATACAAGAGAGTATGCGAACGATACAATAACAATCAGCCTTGAAAGATACAATACTTTGATTATTAAAGAAGCTATTGCTGATAACGCTGTAAATGTTAAGAAAGAAGTAGAAGCAAAGCTGAAAGAATTGAGAGGTGTGAAATGACAATTAGTGAGTTTTTCAAAGAGAAATATTCAGCAAGAAAAGATAAAGAAAATATCTATGGTGTTGGAATGAGTGATGCAGAGTTTCGTCATTTTATTATTCAATACTTGTTATCAGAAAATTGGTATGTTGTTGACCCAATAGGGCAGTCACAAATCAACGAAATAGCCATCAAAGAAATTTTAACTAAGTATTCCAAGAAGTTTAGACAGGAGTGCAAGAAATGTTTAAAAGAATTGAGAGGTAGAGAATGAATAAAAGAAAAGCAATACCTAAAAAAGTGAGACAATCTGTATATCTCATGTATAACGGACATTGTGCTTACTGTGGCACAGAAATAGCTTATAAAGATATGCAGGTAGACCATGCAACACCGCTTAGGATAGGTGGAGCAGACGAAATTTCAAATTACATGCCAGCTTGTAGGAGCTGCAATCACTATAAATCCACTTTAGATGTCGAAGGATTTCGAAAGTATCTTTCAGAAATACACAAAAGGCTTATGCGTGACAGCATACCCTATCAAGTGGCGGAACGGTTTGGAATCGTTAAGTATGTGTCTGACGATGTAAAATTCTATTTTGAAGAATTGAGAGGTGGAGAAAATGACGGATAAAGAGAAATATGCAATTAAAATAGCCATAGATACTATGAATAAGCATTTTAGCAGACATTGCAACGTGGTTTATGGCAATCGTGAAACAGGCGTAAGTGTTTGGTATGGTGAAGCAATAAACATTTTGTCAGATATGCTTTCAAATACTGATAACCACACTTGCAACTGCAAGCACAACGGCAATTCAAGAGATAGTGAGCCTTGTTGCAGGTGTGATAGCAAAGTTTCAGAAAATGATGATACAAAAAACAAAGTTACATCTCTGGAAATTATCGTAAGAATGATAGACAACAATCCATATTACGAAATCAAGTACAAAAAAGTTGGCGAAGATTATTACCAGGTAGGTTACAGTTCATTCAATATTGATAATGTATTGAAATGGCGTGATGAGTGTTTTGAACTTGTTTATGTGAAAGCAACCAATGCTGACAAGATAAGAAATATGCCGGATGAAGAGTTAGCGGAGTTTTTAGATATTGTCGGAGAAGATGGCATTTCATCACAGTATGCAGATGTTCCGTGTGATTGCTGTTGCGAAAAAACAGAATGCTCTAAATGTTGGAAAGATTGGCTTCAATCAGAAGCAGAATAGGAGAGAATATGGACAGATATTTATTCAAAGCTAAGAGAGTTGATAATGGAGAATGGGTGCAAGGAAACCTTATTCAAAGCTGTGATGCAACAGATGGATGGGAAGCAATTATAATTCCCACTAAGAATAGCAATATGTTCACAAAACATATCAAACGTGGTTACGGAAATCTTGGATTTGAGAATTGGTACAGAGTAGACCCATCCACCATTTGCCAATGCACCGGCTTGAAAGACAAGAATGGCAAGCTAATTTGGGAGAATGATATTGTCAATACTCAATGCGGAAAAGCTATTGTTGTTTGGGATAAGGCAGAATTGAGAATTAAGTGGATTAAAGATACTATATGGCGAAAGGATTTGCATTTTTGGACTAATGAAGATGATTGGAAATGTGAAGTTATCGGCAACATTTTTGATAATCCTGAGTTATTAGAAAGCGAGGAATAAATATGGCAAGAATATTTAGATTTAGCGGCTATTTAGTTTCCAATCGTGAAAATATTTCACTTGAGGATATATATGAGGATATAAGTGATGTAGGATATGCCGAAAACTGGCAACAGTTACATATCGAACAATCAGAAGAATTTAATCTTGATGGCGAAGATAAGTCAAACTGTGACCTTGCGTTACTCACAAGGCATTTTAAGGTAGATAACATCAGTACAGAATTTGACAGACCTTTACCACAGAAAGGCGAGAAATATAAGCATTTTAAGATTGGCAAGATTGTTACTATTATTGGTATTTCAAGGCACACAGAAACAGAGGAAATTTCAGTTGTGTATGAATATGAGGGGCATATCTGGAACAGACCTCTTGAAATGTTTATGAGTGAGGTTGATAAGAAAAGATATCCTAATACAGAACAGAAATACAGATTCGAAAGGCTTAGTGATGTTTTGGTGCGAGAAAGAAAATAGGTGGTGCTCGGTTTGGAGTTGCGACAGAGAGGAATGCGAATTTGACGAATTTTTAGCACTTGCAGTAGACAATGCGGAAGCAGAAGAAAGTGAGGAAAAATAATGAACAGAGTAATTTTATGTGGGAGACTAACTAGAGAGCCAGAGATTAGATATTCACAGACAGGAAACGGAAGTATGGCAGTAGCAAGGTACACATTAGCTGTTGACAGAGCTTTCAAGAAAGATGGTGAACAGGCAGCAGACTTTATTAACTGTATCGCATTTGGCAAGAATGGAGAGTTTGCGGAGAAGTATCTTCATCAGGGAACTAAGATTATTGTTGAGGGCAGATGGCAGACAGGCAATTACACTAACAAGGACGGGCAGAAAGTCTACACCAATGATTGCGTTGTTGAAAGACACGAATTTTGTGAAAGTCGTGCTAATCAGCAGAACAACAGTAACAATGGAATTATGGGCGGCAATGCTAGTTCAGACAGCTTTATGTCAATTCCTGATGGTATTGACGGGGAATTGCCGTTTAATTAAAGAGGTGTGAGTATGACAGAGAATGAAGTAATTAAAGAAGTTAGATTCAATATGTCAGAAATAGGATTAAATGATGAAGCAGCTAAAAGAGTTAGTGAAGCAAAAAACATTGCAGTACAGGCACTTGAAAAGCAGATACCGAAGAAACCGGATTTTACAGAAGATAAAGAATTTGCTTTATGTCCTTGTTGCAATGGTAAGGGCTTACTTAACAAACAGAAATATTGTGATAATTGCGGTCAGAAGTTAGATTGGAGTGATAGTGATTGAGTTATCAGAACATAGCGAGAGCCAAGGCGATAGAACAGGAAAATAAAAAGCGACTATTGAAGCTAAATCCAAATCTGAATGACAGGAGTGGGATTTACTTCCTACTCCGAGAAGATGAAAACGGATTTAAGTACGCTTATATCGGACAGGCGGTACATACACTTAGCAGATTGGCAAGCCACCTTGTAGGTTATGAACAGCACATAGACCTTAGCTTACGCAAAC